GCAGACTCGGAAGTGCAGCACGCAAGTCGTCGTACTCTGCCTTCTGGAATTCCTTCAGGTCTTCGACGATTTTCGGGTCAGCATCCGCTTCCTTCATCCAAACCTTGTACACGCTGTCGTTAAACAGAGCGCGGCCAAAGGCAACGACAAATTCTTCCGAACGCTTGAGCGCATCTTTATCCAATGCAACCGCAGCACTGGCAACGTCTTGCCCGGCGTAACGCATACGCTTGTAGGCTTCTGCAGCCTTGCGGATAGCAGCCAAGTCATCATCAGTAAATACGTTATTACCACGGCGCAGATCATTCAGCCGGTTGATAACGCGCTTGCCTTCAGCCTGCGATGCTTCAAAGTTAGACAGCATCAGGTCGATGGCCGACTCGTTAACGGCAGCACGCATCTCGTTGTAGACCTTCCAGATATCGCTATCTTCGTCCACATCGAACTGGTACTTAACCTTGCTGCCGTTGGCCAGAGTGACTTGGAATCCTTTGCGGAACTCCTCTGCAGATACGTAGCCAGCCTTCTCAAGTTGGTCACGAACCTTCGGGTCAACAGTGATGTTGCCCATGTCATCCATGAACACAAGGCTGTCGAAGGATCGGATCAGTTGGTCAGTGGCTTCAGTACCACGCAACAGCGCGGCATATGCAAGCAACTCACCAGCCTTCTCCTTCTCCTCCTCCGTAACTCCCGGCACGCCACCGATCTCACCAAACACACCGTAGTCCGGAGTGTGGCTATAGGAAGTCATGCGCTGATACTTCGACAAGAGTGAGCGAGCAAACTGTTGCTGCTTCTCAAACATCTTGTAGATAAGACTCAAGCCTTCGCTGCGTCGGGCCTTGTTGTCCAGCGTCTGAACTTCTTCCAGTATGCGTGCAACCGTACCCGGCACATCCTTCTGCGTACCAAACACGCGGTTGCGGAAACTCTCGTACGCACCCATCAAGCCGCCCATCGGGCCATACCGATAGTTCAAGGCATTGGTAGCAAACGCCTTGGAGCCAAGGTCGGCATTGGAGAACACAGCGTAGCGGCCTTCGTACTGAGCAGAGTTAATCGTCTCAAAGTCTTGAGCGATGGTCTTTGCACTGAGGAAGTTGCCAGCGTCTCCACGGCGCACGTACTTGCGTGATAGGTTCACAAGGTAGCGGGCAGCATCGTCCTCGAACTTCAGACCGATCTTGTTCAACGCATTCTTGAGTGCATTCCAGATACGGTTGAGGATGGATACGTCGATCTCGGCAGCAAAGTCCGCAACGTATTCTTCCAAAGCCTCAAGTTTGGACATACCACGCGCAGCCATCATGTCGTCAACTGCAGCTCGTACGTCGGAGTCTGCCTCGTATATATCGTTTAATGCACGATCCAACTCGGCCTTCGACATCACGCCCTTGAATCCAAAGTGGCCAAGGGTTTCGTGAGCCAGTACAAACTTCAGTTGCCGTTCGCTACGGATGAAGTCAGAGAAGATGATGACGTTCGGACCAAACGAATAACCCATTGCTTGCGTGGTATCGAAGTCACCCTTCGGACGGGCAGCAGCCGCACGCTTGTACAACTCAGGATTGTTTCGTTTTAGATCAGCCACATTCCTGTAAATATATGTACGCGGTTTGATCCGCAGCTTTCGCAGGAAGTTAGTGACCAGAATCTTTACGCGGCCAGCGGGGATGGCTTTACCAATGTCAGTGCCATCGTCACGGTAGAACATACCGTCAGGCTTGTCGTAAGCGTTCTCAACCGGGAAGGCTTCTCTATCTGCCTTGGCTCTATTGAACTCCTCAAACCGTTGCTCACGTTCCTTGTCGCGTTCTTCTGCAGCCATCCGTGCTTCTTCACGGGCAAGTTTGTCGATCTCAGCCTGTCGCTCCGCAGTAATTACCTCGGGGACAATGACATAACGACCCTGCGACTTGAGCAGGTTAGGCTCACCGTTCTCGTTGAAGAAGTCCTTGAGCCGCTTACCACGGTAGAAGTAGTTGCGTCCTGCTTCATCAAGACGGGAGTACAAAGCCTTGGCCGCAGCAGCCAGACTCGGATACTTCTTACCTTCAACTTCCATCTCGGAGTTCAGACCACGGATGATTCTGTAGTTATTGAACAAATCATCCAAGAAGTTAGCAAGTACAGCCTGCGGGGTGCGGACAATACTGGTAAGCGAAGTAGTCTTATTAAGGTTAGTGATCTTCTCACCAACGCTCGGACGACCAACAGTAGTGGCCATCTTAGTGATCTTGCCAACCGTATCTTCTGGTAGTTGCGTCAGTTTAATCTCACCAGCCTCAACGAGAAGTTTGGCCTCCTCAACTGGCAAACCCACTATGCGACTAGTTACGTTTGGCAACAACGCACGACCACGTAAGTATGAGAACGCTGGGGTGTATTGCCCCTTCATGTTTCCGCGAGTGAACACGGCTTCCATCTGCAGGCGGTCGTTAGCCAGCATCATCACCACATCGTCAATAGCGGCTTGCTGCTGCGGTGAGAACTGCGTATTGGCAAAGAAAGACTGAGCGCGTTCGATCACACCGGTCTTACGATTGTTGGAATCAGTATCGAATAACGCATGGAACATTACCGTAGCCATTGCGTCCTTAAACGTACGGAGGTTAGGACTGGTTTCCGCTACATTGATTTCTTCTTCCAATGCTTGACGGACGGTCTGATCTTCCTCAGTGATACCTGCTTCTTGATCGGCAATAACGTCACGGGCATCCGCCGCGATACTAAGCGCATACGCTTGAGTCAGATTTCGCGGATTGCTTCGGAACTTCTCATCCCACGTAGCCTTGAGTTTGGCAGGAAGGTTGGAGTACGTAATGTCATCCGGACCTAAATCTTCCCATGCTTCCTCAGGGGTTGCGTAGGCGGCCGGAGCCGCCCCTACTTTTGGGCGTTTGGTTTCCTCTACTTTCTTACCAGTTTCCCGAACGGGCGGCTTTTGCTCACCTTTCTTGAGGGCTTCACCCTTTCTGGGAGTTTCCCGCTGACCGGATACTGCTGCTCCCACTTTTGCGCCAGTTTCGGCTGGTTCGCGTGCAGGTACTTTCTCTGTGCCTCGCTCTTGAATGGCATAGTTTCCGTTCCTTACTTGAAGTCTTTCGCCAGCCTCATCCGTGTACACACCGTTCTTAGGAGCGTCGTTCTCAAACGTACCTTCGAAGGACGTACCATCGGCGTAAGTAACCTTACCGCTGACAAAATTATTATCGGCATCAACGATGCCTACATAACGAGAGCCGTCTTCCAACGTGGCATCAACACGCTGACGCTTGCGTACTTTCTCAGCAACGGCACGAACCTTAGCGGCTGGCTCAGGCGGACGCTGACGACCACCCTTCTGCAACTGCGGACGAACCTTGCGACGTTTGCCAGCACCACGCAGAGCAGCAACTGACGGCTGTCCTTCTCGAGTAAAGAGCGGCAATTGGCCAGCAACCTGCAGGCTCTCGCGTGGTGTAACCGGTACAGTCGGGCCAGTCTCAGGCAGTGGTGTAGCACCACGGCGTAAACGCTCAGCACCAGACGGGCGAGGCAATCCACGCGCACCAAAGAGTGACAACTGTTGCGGTTCGGTCGGACCAAACTGACGAGGCGGAAGTGCAGGAACAACACCCGTGGGTGCAACGGCAGCACCGACCTGACCAAGTTGAAGCTGGCGCTGTGCTTCTGCTTGCGCTATCTCTGCCTCTCGGCGTTGAGCCATTGCTTGATCGAACTGTGCCTGACGTTGTACCGCTTGTAGTTGCTGTGCGATCTGTGTGTCAGGAATTGGTTGGGCTTCAGTAAACCCAATCCCCGCTGGAGCAGCAGGAGCAAACTGAAGCGGTAACTGACCCGGAAATACTGGTATTCCAGTCATGCCAAGTTCAGGCGGTAGTTCACCCGGATATTCTTTTGGAACCCGTGGCCCCCCAAACATGTCTACTTGTTGTACGCTGGTATCAAACAAATCCTGCTGTGTAATTGGAACTTCGGTAGCAGGTGCAACACCAAAACCACCGACCGGAGTGTATTGACCGGCTACACCGGGGATAGCAGCCGCACCACCAGCGAGTCCCGGAATGGGACTAACCGGACCAACTCCACCAAACAAATCACCCTGCGTACCCGGAGCCACAACAAGCGGCAGTCTCGGAGGACCCTGTGGAATTGTTGGAGAAAGTTTTTGATCTGTGCTTGTTACTTCAGTGGTCTTACCCGGATCAAGTAAGTTCGCCGGTTCTTTACCACGCAAGTTAGCAACAGCACCAACCGGGCCACCGACACCAAAGCCAGCGGCAAACGAATTGATGAGGCGGTTGATACCCTCGTCGCTAGTTAAGTCTTGTCCTGATATTCCAAGTAGGAGGGCTTCTTGACTTGCCTCGGTGGTTCCTTCAGCCAAACCGCCAACACCACCGCCAACAAGCCCACGGCGCAGAAGCTCAGCCCCACGACGGCCAACGGAAGTACCAGCAGGTATCGCCCTAGGCGCACCAGCGCCAGACAGTAATCGTGAAGCGAGTAAGAATTCTGGAAGCGTCTCAAGTGCAGCATATGGTAACGATCCCGCGAGGGCTTTAATGCGAGCGTCAATATCATCAGCATCAGCACCGGAGTCTCTAAGTTCTCCGTAGATATCTGCAGCACCCGTGGCAATGTTCTGTGCATACGACGCACTAACTGCACCAGCAAGACCAGCGGCCTCACGCAGAAGTTTATTCTCAGCATCCGACAGTGCTTCACCTGCGACTTTCTTTTTGGCAGCGGCTTTGACTGATTCCTTGAACGCAGTCTTGCCCATAAGTCCAGCAAGCGCACCGCCAGCACCAGCCAAAGGGCCGCCAGCAGCAGTACCCGCCAAGAAGCCAAGGCCAGCCGTTATGACCGACTCGATCATGTTCGGGCCTTGTTGCGCGAAGTTGGCTACGAACCACTCGACGGCATCATCACCAGATCGAATGTCAGTAAATTGACGCTCGAACGGAGAAGTCTGCCGCAGTTGTTCTTCCTGAGCAGAGACAATCCGACCACCCAGTTCTTCAGCACCAGCGAGTTGCAGTCCACGACCAAACAAAGCCTGAGACTGGTCAACGCCACGACCAAAAGACTTAGACGCAAGTCGGCCTAATGACGGTGAACGAATGGACTGGAGGTACTGCTGGTAAGCCTGTTCATCAAGCGGCACGAACCCAGTGGGTAATTCACCACGGCCCGGTTGACCAAGCAGCCCCTCGACCTCAAGCGCAGTCGCAGCGTCTTGTGCAGGGAACCTACGCCCTTGTACAAACAACTCACCAGTTGATTCACTTACGCCGATATCCGGCGGTTGACGCATTTTCGGAAGGGTGAACTGAGTCCCCCTAACCATACGCTCGCCGGTCATGACCATATCCGCAGCGGACTGACCAAGATTTCCAACCCCTATACCTGAGGTCGGAGATAGCGGCGCGTACGGATTGGGTGCTGGACCTACGCTGACCTTATCGAAGAACGGATCAGCAAACGACAATCCTGCCTTAGCCATGATTTACCTCGGCTTCAATCCACCAAACGTCGGCAGACCTGCAATGGGGTATGCGGCATTAGTTTGAACCTTAACGCCGTCAATTTCTACTGTGCGACCACTGGGGTTAAAGAGGTATGGCGCTCCACCCGGCGGGCGGATAATAACCGTACCGTCACCAGCACCAGAGGGTTTGATATCCCAGCCAGCGTTCAACTTGTACCACTCAAGTGCTTGGTTGATGTTGCCCTGCGTCTGAGCAACTGCGATCTCACGGATCATCTGAGCCGTCTGTTTGGCCTGTTCTTTCTGAACATCCAAGTTAGCCTTGAAGGTCTCCAAGTTAGCCGCAGCACCAGCCTCTGCCATCTGCTGACGATACCCGGTATCAAACGAGAGTCGGGCCATCTGGGTCACTTCATTGGCAGGCAACCCTTCACGTACGACCTCACCACCCACAACGATGTTATAACGACCGTCAGTACGTGGCTGAACGCCAATCTGCGATCCGTAGTATGCACTCCAAACAGCCGACAATCGACGCGGGTCTTTGGTCAGACCGAACTCTTGGATGCCCTGCATACCCTGCATATAGAGCATGTTGTTGTCGAGTTCCAAAACCTTAGCGCGAGCCTGCATGAACTCATTACCCATACCAGAACGCTGGTACATACGGGCAAGGCGGACAGCCTCCTCACGCTGCTGCAACGCAAGTTGCATTTGATACGGAACATTCTGCGGATTGATAATCGCAGCAGGAGGAGCAGCCCCAGCGGGAGCCATGGTCGGAGCAACACCAGCCGCAGGTGCAGCAGGAGCAGGGGCCGCAGCAGGCGCAGCCTGAGCAGTAGGGATAACTGCCTCTACAACACCACCTGCAAACTCACCAAGACGATTGAGCCAGCCTTGAAGAAACTTCTCTTGACTGGGATTACGCGCAACAATGTCCTGATATCGCTGCGCTCGCAACTGCAAGAAACGTTGCGGATCATTGCCCGAATCTTGAAGAGCCTTGCGAGTCCAAGCCACACCCTGATTGACAGCAGCATCAAACGCCATCTCTCGGATGTTGGCAGGGAGTTTGTCAGCGTTGATTCGATCCCAATAGTCACGCTTATAAATGCGTGCTGCTTCCGCTTCCGTGAGGTTAGCGATATCTAACTTGGGGTAAGCGTTCTTACTAATACCAAACTTAGTCTCACCACCAACGTCATCAGGATCGTTGACGTAACCACCTTCGCGTTGGATAACACGATTGATCGCATCGTTGGCTTTTAGGCCAGCGGCAGCAGGCGCACCCGCCTCGGCTTTGCGACCACGGAGTTGCTGAAGTCTTTCAGCCTGAGCCTTACGTTCTGCTTCAGCACGTTCAATGCCTTGCACTTCTTCACGGGCGCTTTTTGTCTGAGTAGCCATAGCACGCAGTTGTGCATCTGGAACGCCACGGTTTAACAAAACATCACGAAGCCACGAAGTAGTGTTGGCATCATCAGCATACGAGGCTGACCGGAATACTTCGACCAACTCCTCAGTCGTAAAGTTCTTCGGGTCTTTGAGCAGTGCAATCGTACGCTGCGTTTCTTCTGGGATAGCGCCAACAATCCCCTGCGCCCTAGAAAGATTCCAAGATGACAGACGCGGCTTAAGACGCTCATAAAGCATCTCAGCATCAGACTTCATTTCTGTATCTACAAAAGAAGTCGGAGCCGCAGCCGGAGCAGGTGCAGGAGCCTTAGGACGAGACGGAGCCAGTTGTCCGTCAAACTTAGGAGGTACTGCTTCAAACGCACCGGGCAACTGAAGACCGCCAGTTTGCTCAGCAATTGGAGCATTTAGCATCTCTTGCCGCAAACGGTCCTGACGATTCAACTGCTCAAGAGTCAGTTGGTTAGTACGCGCTACGCGCTCGGCTTCTTCTGCTGTGCGTTGACCGCGAGAAAATGCAGCACCACCGGTGATAAGTTGTCCAAGATTAAGTGCCATGGTTCATTACCCCGTGATGCTGCCAAACCGCATACGCTGCTCTCTACCTATGCGACGATCTACTTCGTCCTGTATTTCATCACCAGTCAGACCGGCTTTGCGTTGTCCAGTAAGACCGCCAAAGAACTGACCTGCTTGCTCAGAGGCTTCACGACGACGGCGTTCGGCTTCAGCGTAATCTCCCATCAGTCCAGCGCGAGCAGCCATTGTGGCAGCCTGCGGCCCCGCACCCGGAAGTGCAGAGAGTCCAGCCTGACGAGCAGCAGCCGTATTCTGTGCAGTCATCAACTCACCACGCGCACGACCAGTTGCCGTTTCTTCTGCACGGGCACGACGCTGACGCGCAAGTTCTGCACGACGACGCTCACCAGTCAGACCGCGCACAGCAGCCGTAGTCAGGCCAGCACCGCGCACGCGGGCGCGTGATTCTTCTTCAAAGCCGTAGTCTCGGGCCGCTTCACCAAGCATAGCCTTGGCCTGCTCAAGACGCAGGTTGTAGAGTTCTTGGTTAGTGTTCTTCAGTTCTTGAAGGTCAGCAGCCTGAGCAGCGAGGAGTTGTTCTTCGGCAGGCGACAAACCAGAACCAGCAATAGCAGAGCCAGCCAACTGACCAGCAGCGCGAAGCGTCATATCCGCAATGGCGCGAGGATCAGTGAACTTGGTAACTACGTCCTGACCAGCAGTTCGCAAAGTTGCAAGCGCACGCGTGCCAAGGTTAGGCGAGTTAAGTTGGTTAGCCAGTCTACCCGCTTGAAGATCAGCGGCAGAGGTATACCCCGGAACCTGTGTACCAGTCGGAGTAACTTCTTGTAGCGTGGTTCCAGCAGTGCCGCCACCCAAGGCTGAAACGATGGGAAGTCCGGACGCACCGACTGGGACGCGAGTTCCTGTAACTACAACTTCTTGTAGTCCTTGCAGCCCGGCGGTAGGAGCCGCACCTGTAGCAGCCGTAGTCGTAGCACCAGCGGCAGGAGCCGCAGCACCCGGAGCCGTAGCAGCCGCCGTAGGCGCAGTTAGATAACCACTGACACCGCCAGTGATAGCACCTGTGATTGCCGCTTTTCCTATATCCCCACCCGTTGCCGCTGCTATTGCAGCATTACCCGCAGCGTTGACCGCAGCGGTGGCCACAACCTTAGCAGCCGTCGAAGCCGCAGCAGCTGTACCTGCCTTACTCAAAAGTGCTGCGCTAACTTGCGGAGCGAAATAAGCCACGGCGACAGCCGCAGCAACAGTGAGAACTTTCTTAACCGCCTTACTCATAACGTACTCCTAGTGGAGAGTCATGCGAACATAAGCGCACGACTTATCAAACCCAAACTTCTTTTGGTAAACCAAGGCCCGCGACTGCGGGGTGTATGCGTCCAGAAACTCAACATCGTTGGCTTTGAGCCACTCGATAATCGACTGCCAGTAAGCATTCTTGAACTGAACTAGTTTCTTTCCCTTACCAGCCAGTGCTATCAGGTCAGCGCCTTTGTGTCCGTTAACCTCATAGAACTGGAAAGCCAAAGCGCAAGACGGCATACCGTCATAGTACGCAACGAATATCGCAGCCATTCCCGTTTTGCCAAGGTCGATCACATCCTTGGCTTCCATCTCATCACGAGCAATTTCGTTGCCCTCACACGCAGCCTTAAACAAAGGTTCAAGATGGGACTCCAACTGTCCCACCCGTTCAGGCGTCAACATTTCAATCGACAGTGTTCCCATTACTTCTTGTCCTTGTACTTCTCTACAAGCGAATCGAAGAACTCTTTGCCCTTCATGTCCACAACGTGCTTGGGGATAACATATTCGCCGGTGTGGGCTTCAATGATGATGGGTTCGCTCTTACCACTGGCCGGGAGCATACCGCCCTTTTGCATCGACGGGATCACCGGAGCCGCGCTACCCGGAGGCTGACCTGCTTGTGCTGGTGCACCGCCCAAATCCTGCTGAACCGCACGGGCCGCAAGCAAAAGCACCATGACTAGACTCTGGTCGTACTGCTCGGGCAAATCACCAGCGGCAGCGATACCCTGCTGCATAGCGAACTGCTTCACGTACGGATACATTTCTGGATTATTGGCTGCAAGTTGCGCAAGCTGAACGATCATGTTCAGTTCCTGCTGAGTCAAATCACCAGACTGCAGTTCTTCCGCGATGGCATTACGAATTTCAGCCATTGCCTCCGGGTGACGAGATGCGACTTGGTTAATCTGCATCTGCATCATCTGCGGGTCCATCGGCGTTTCCATATCCATCTGCGGACTGACGCCAGCCATCGGCATACCCGGAACCGCACCCGGAGGAATAGGCATACCCCCCTCGCCAACCATGCCGCCTTCTTGGAACGACGGAAGTTCCATGTTCAGACTCTGATCGCCAAGGCGAACGTCGCGGGCGATACCGCCACCAGTGGAAGGATTCACCATGTTGTCGAGGTAGCCTTGGTAGCGCATACCTAAGTCCGAAGCACCCATGCGATCCATAGCGGCAGCCTGTTGTCCCGCTTGGTAGAACCCAGACGGACCCATGTTGAACGGATCAGGACCGTAACCGGACTCGCTCATAGGAACAACCGGGCGAGGACCAGCGTCTCTAGCCTGCTTCAACGCGGCAAGATTGCGCGGTAAGTTTACTAAGGCACTGACCGACCTAACTGGATTAGGAAGTATCTCACCTGCTGTATACCCGCCAATAAGGCCACCTTGTTGAAACGACGGGATATTCATCCCGACCATCGGGGCTTGTTGCACTGGAGGCGTCTGCATTCCTAAGATGCTGGCCAACGCAGGGGGCAGATCAAGAGAAGTGGTGTTGATATCGTTAGCCATGGTTATGCCTTCAATTGATTTATGAGCACATTCAAGGTGTTACGCACAGCCGCTACGTCATTAGCAAGTTGCTGTACATTAGACAATAATTTTATGTAGTCGTCGATACTAGGCACAGTTACACCGCTTATTGTGAACCCAACGCCTTCGGCGGTTACCTGCCGCATTTGTTGCGTGGGAGCCTCAGTTACGGTCAACTGCCCCTTGGTCAACGCCCTATTAGATGCACCAACCTCACCTCGTGAACCTACAAGAAGTTCTACGTTGTCCTTCAGTGCAACCAAAGTAGAGTAGGTAGCCGGGTTTAACCCCGATTGAGGTACTGCTGGGATCGCAGTGAATCTTGCCTGACGAGTAGCCATCAAGCCTCCTTCAGACCGATTGGCGTTTCAGCCATGTGGACTTCACGGATACGCACATTACCTTCGACTTCAAACTCAAAGGTGTCCGACCTGTACCCACTTGGCATACGGAACGTATTACTGTTGCTTAGACCCTTCGTAAAGATAAGGTCTTTGTTGACGTAGAGTTTGAAGGTGACTTGATCCGTCAGGTCATATGTACCAGAGGTGGCTTCCCAATTCGTGGAAACATCTTCCCAGTTGGAAGTCAGGACTGTGCTCGATACAGGGCCGTAGTCAGCAATGACCCGCGCCGCACCAAGGTTAATCATGTCCTTGGTTTTGAACGTCTTAGACTTCCATTGCATGACAAGCGGCGCTTGGGACAGTTCATCCCACTGATAGATATCTCCACCAGTTCCGGTCGTGTAGTACAGCCGGTTGTTGAGCGCGTCGTACCACGTTGCTGAAAACACTTGGTCGAGGGTAATAAAGATGCCGCCTGTGCGCTCATCCCTAGCAAACGTAAATGCCCCGGTTGAATGCGAGGCAAAGTACGTATCACTATAGAACGTACCCACAATCGTGGTCGGGTCTAGGTCAACGCTCCAAGTGTCGTTGTTGTAGTTGAACTTGGTAATCAGTTGCGCCCCGGCAAACGGGGAGTAGTACGCCAAACCATCGTGGCTCGACCACACCACGCCACCGCTCAGGGTCACAATACTCTTGATGTTGAGGCAAGGATATTGCAGGTCGATGCGTTGCGTGCTGAACGCTGCAGCCGGGTCAGAGCCTTGGATGATGTACGGAAACGACTCAGTAAGAACCAACAGCGAACCGCCAATCGGTGCAAGTCCAACTACATCATGTTCGATGGTGATCTTGTAGGGGCGCGGCCACGCGTGCGGGAGGTTAGGCTCGGAGAAGTAAATCTCGTTGGCTACGAACCCCGCAAGGATGTTGTTTTGCATAGCGACCAAGCCCTTAAGATTTTCGGGCGGCGCTTCGTACTCATCGCTCTCCAATACATCAAGTAGCGACGTTACATTAAAGTCGTCAGTAAAATCGTAATTACCAGAATCACCCCAGTATTGAGCAGTGCTAGTACCGGGAGTTTGCGATACGTCATAGAACAACGTACCCACGACCACAGGCGTACTCGGTTCATCACCCGCGACTTGAGCGTACTCAAATGTGTAGTTGTCGATAACATCGGTAACGATTCCGCCGGTAATGTCGAACGAAGCCACACCGCAACCACTTATCTTAAAGCGGTCGTCAATACTAAAATTGTGCGGGAACTCAGTCGTCACCCGCGATACGTTCGTAGTTCTTTGTACCCGCGTTAAAGCGAGAGGGAACCAGAGTGTGTTGAGTCGGAAGTAACGAGTACCCGACGACGATGGAACGGTACGGTACAAGCGGATGCCACGGACAAAGTTGTTACCCGTAGGCTTGGTGCTTGGAAGATTACTAACTGTAACAACTTGGCCCTCCTTCAGAAGGAGTTCATCAGAAGGGTCGGAAGCAATCGACTCTTCTTCCCAAGGAGTATACCAACTGTAGGCGTAGGTTCGAACCTGATTGAATCCACCAAGGTCGATCTTGCCCTGCGTGTTGGCAGTCGTAGCAATCTGAAAACCGGGACTCGAGTAAGTGAATGTGGTGCTATTGACCACACTGATCTCAATGTTCGTAACGTTAAAACTACGAATATCCAGATTCACTGAACCTGAAGTAGTAGCCGCTGCGCTTGCAGTTACGTCAAACGTATTTGTAGTTACGTTACTAATCGTAAACGTACCATCGGTCGCAGCACCTGATGTGAAATCAAGCGTCACAGTAGCGCCGTTAGGCAACCCGTGGTTATTGATCGTAACGGTGATAGTCGTACCACCGGGCTGATTGTATGTACCAGCAACTGACGTAAACCCAGACACCGTGACTACGCTTCCAGTGCGCAAGCCGTGGGGTGTTGAAGTTACAAGAGTGGCAATACCAGAAGCATCACGCGCAAAACTGGCTGAGTCTTTCGTGGTAAACGCAGTGGTCGTAGTCGTTGGCTTACCCGTTGGAACTGGCAAACCAAGATCGTAGTATCCCACAGGATACGGAGCAGACCCGTTAGTAGCCAGCGTGTAATCGCTGACCTTCGGAACTCCATCACCTGTGTAGTAGAACCGCTGGTTGTTATCTTCGTTCGAAGTTGCAACGGCTACGTTTACGTCAGTCAACCAAGACAGCCACTCGACTGCACCAGTGCTGGGATTACGTAATCCGTATAACGTCTTAACAGTTCCGCTTCTTCCTGTAGTGCCAGCCACCACAGGTTGCGGATAAGGAATTAGATCGCCTGAATCAACCTTGGCATTCTTAGCAATTTGAGCAGCCGTATCCGGTAGCAACTCCGAAGCAATTTTCGGTGCTATACCTAAAAAATTGGTTATCTTCAACGCTGCCATTTACGGATTACTTCTTTGCCTTTTTCATGCACTTACCCATAGCCTTGCACTTGGCAGGACTCGGGCAGGACGCACACGGCTTGAACGCCGCTTTCTTACCTTTCATCTTCATCATGGTAATTACTCCTACATCAAACCAAACTGATTTGCGATAATCGCAGCCGCAAAGCCAACCGTACCAGTTATGATCCGGTCAACCCATGTCGAGGCGAAGTCATTCTTGGGTTGAGCCAACTCCAATGCAGCCACTCGCGCTTCGATCTTTTCCAATGTCTTGAACGCTCTCTCAAGCGATCCGGTAGTCTGACTCTGCGTTTGTTCAATCAGGGCCAACTTAGTAAGTGCATCAGACAGTTTATTTAAAACTGTCTTCATTTCACTCATGTCGGAGTGAAGTGCCTCTAACCGCACTGCAAGTACTTCTGGATCGCTCATCACACTTACTCCCTAACAACCCAAGACTTGGACTCTTCGTCCCACAAATAAAGTTTACCGTCGTTCGGGTATGAAACCGGAGGCTCCCACAGTGCAGTGTCTGTATTTAAGAACCAAGACGGAAACGGTTTCGGCGGAACAAATGCGTCGATATCCACGTTGTAGGTATACCCAATACCAGCGTAGTTCATCCGCATATTGCCGTTGTACGAGGTTTGCTTCCAGTTGCCGCCGAACAAACTTTGGCAATAAGCAACACCAACTTCCTCACGTTCGACCCCGTTTGCATCCATAGTGTCTTCGTTGTTTATAACGATCACCTGAATAACCACGTTGTTTTCGTCTAACTGTGCGAAGTGCGCCATCTTAGTTGTCCTTTAAATGCAATGCGGTGAGACTTACTTCCTCACCAATGTATCCGGTCGGGAAGGTATTGAATGCCAGCGACACTCGCTCGCCATCTTGAACCGTCTCGACCATGTGCATAAGGCTTGACGGGAACAGCATTAGATCGCCAGCGCCAACATCAAACCACCATGAATCGCTATTGTATGGATTGAAGTTTTCGGTTGGGATTTTGATTCGCTCGTAGCCGTCTCTGTAGAAATAAATCTTGTCTTTTGCTTTATCGGCCTTGATATACAAAACACCACTTACAAATGAGTTTTGATGCGCGTGTTTGTGATGGAACTCCCCAGCTTTGGTGTAGTTCAACCACGATTGCGTCAAGCGCAACGACATCTCGTTTTTCGGTGCATATACAGTCTTCAAGTATTCCGACACGCAATCATCAACAAACCCTTTTAACCCTGCCATCGTCCAATGGCGTAAGACATACGCATCATCGCTAGTCGTGTTACCCATGTTTTTATGGGTCGGCTGCGAATCTATAAACGTCATTTCCTCGGACGTAAATTCACGCCCAAGTTCGAACTTGATAACCGGAGTCGGGAATAGATTGTAGATTTGCAACCTAGTATTCCTTACCAAGTTATCGAGCCGGAACCAGTAAACGTATAGATGCGGTTGCCGCCAGAGGTAGTGTACGAAGCGCCGGGACTAGACGTTGCCGCAGCAAACGACGTTGAGTAACTGATAACGACAATGCCGCTACCACCAGAGCCGCCTGCTCCGCAACTACCAGCGCCATTAGCACCGCCACCGCCGCCACCGCCGCCAGTATTAGCAGTTCCAGAGCCGCCAGCACTACCAGTATTGCCGTTACCGCCAGCACCGCCGCCGCCTGAGCCGCCCGGACCACCTGTGTAGGCTGCCCAAGGGCTACCGCCACCGCCGCCTGCGCGAGTGACAGACGAGCCGGTAATGCTAGATGCAGTTCCAGCGCCGCCAGCGCCCGCGTTGGTAGTGGAGGAATTCCCGCCCGTAGCACTAGCACCGCCGCCACCGCCACCGCCATAACCGGGGCCGCTAGAGTTAGCCAAACCACCATTGCTGCCTTGACCGGAAGTGCCGCTACCGCCAGAGCCTGAGAAGCGAGCGCCACCGCCGCTACCGCCAGAGCCGCCGGTTTGGAACGCTCCAGCACCCCAACCGCCGCCGGTTGACGTAATGCTACTAAATACAGAGTTACTACCTGTTGAGCCATCTACGCCGAAGCCCGGAGGAGCCAAAGCGGGTGCGCCTGCGCCGCCGCCACCAACTGTGACTGTGTAAGAAGTGCCGGGGCCGGTTACGCTTAGAGTGCTAGTTCGGTAACCGCCTGCACCACCGCCACCAGAACCAGTTGCTCCGTTAGCACCGCCACCGCCGCCGCCAGCAACGACAAGATAAGTTACAGAAGTCGGGCCGCTATATGCTGACTTACCCCAGAGATTACTCATGGAGATTGCGCCAGAAGGCACACCAGCGAGGTTTCTTACGGCAGCATCGTTTAGTGAAATCTGCGCGGTAGAAGATAAACCAAGTTCAGTGTTTACCTGCGAAAGCGATATTTGACCTGACGCCGGAAGTGTCATGGCTTACTTCTTCCCTTCGAGAGCCTCGACCTTGGCCGACAATTCCTTGATGGCCTCGATCAACAGCGGCACCAACTTCTCGTAACGCACCGTGATGTAGTTCTCGCCAGACTTGCTCTCGTTATTTTCATCAATATCAAACGGAGCAGCAGCGACCACTTCAGGCAGAACCGCTTGCACTTCCTGCGCCGAAACGCCGACTTGCAGTTCTTTGTTGTGGTAGCCGAACTCTTCAGCCTTGGCATTCTCAGTAAAGTAATAGCCATTCAACTGACCGACTTTGTGAAGTGCATCACCAATCTTACCTCTGAAGTCTTTCAGGCGAGCGTCAGAGTAGTACGCCGTGACGTTGTTGGTTGCACGGATTTCACCCGAGGTGCCGGATGCTGCGGTGCCAACGCCAAGAGAGGCCAACTGCGTATTCGTGTTGGTTGCTTGGCGAGAATCGCTCAAGCGCGAATCGTTACCTTGGCAAGCCGTTCCAGACGTAGTGCCATAACTGACGGCAGCCGTTACGTTGGTAGACCCGTTAAAGCTGGTTCCCGTTAGTCCCGTGCCGAGCGTCAGCGTATTTGGCGTATTAGCCGTAATCGTGATTGGCGTAGAACCGTCAAAACTAGTTCCGTTGATCGTCGTAGCAGACGTTAGTTTGGCCGCAGTTGCGGCATCCATGACTGCTTCAAGGTTTGCATACGTCAGTTTATAGTTACTACCGCCGCGAGCGATGATGAATTCATCTCCCGCAAGAGCCGGAGCGCCAGAAGTTAATGCACTAATCTTTAGGTCTGCCATAAAAGCCTCCTACGCCCAGCCTCGAACAGGGTTATCTGGCGTTTCAAGTAAGATTTTAGCGATTTTATTAACATCAAAATCGCTCATGTTAATGACACGCAAATTAGCGTGGAAACCGTCAACTGGTTTCATCTCCGGCATTTCGCCGTCGTCGGTCTGCAACATCACGCCGGTCGGCTTGTAGATCGTGCCGATCACATCCAGCGCGTAGGCGTGGGCGTCCGTAACGTGCCAGCCTTGGTCGCCCTCGGTCACAACGCCTGCCGCCTCTAATACGTCGTACAGGGCTGTGGCGTCGGCTGCTTTGAGATAGTAGTCGTTCATGTCGTCAATGCCTGAAGTTGGGCGTTAGTAAGACGGGTGTTGTAGTAGGCGATGCGGCGGATGTAGCCGTTGAGTCTTGACCCAAGAAAATAACCTGCGGCGCCAATAATGAGCCGATCTGGAGACGGAACGGTATACGTTGTATCAGTTGCAGCAGCGCCGCCATTTACGCTTGTTCCGTAATCGTTCAACTTGTATGCAACAGCGCGTTTAATTAACTGTTGCGCTGTAAAAGTGTAATTTCCAAGTCCGCCTGTTAATTGAGCGACACCACCCGCGCTGCTCAATGGGCGATCTATAGCAGGCGTAGTACTTGCCATAATAATTGTTTCGCTTGATGTTCCATTATCAAGGCTATACGCACATTGGTTGGACACACCAGTTGTGGAGTAAACATATTCCGCAACAATCGTTCCCTGACTTGCGTTGTACCACGACGAGAAATTTGTCCCCGTCATGCTCGCCACATCTGCGTTGCGAGTCAGAGCGGTGGTGGTGGTCGGGATGTAGGACGTTGCAAAGGCACCGGCTTCTAGTTGGGCGCCCCAGATAAAGATGCCCTTGCTTGCATCACCAGTCGTTGAGGATGAATCGCCTACGGCGTAAATAAGACGCAAAGCCGTTTCAGTTGAAGTGGTAAAAGTCAAAGCGACTCGATACCAGCCATTGCCAACATTTGTAATGACTACGCTCGCATTGGTAAAAGTTCCAGCAGCAGCCGCCGCTGTTAAAACCGTTCCGTCAGTCAATAAGGCAGTTACAGCAGCATTGTTTGCCGATGTCGCATCATCTCTTGCAAAAAGACGAACAGCATTAAATTCACCGGCTTTTGCAAAAAGGCTAAAAGTATAAGTGGTCGCTGTCGCAGCCTTTGTGATGTCTTGCCGCACAAATGCGGAAACTGCCGACGGGCTAACAGTTATCCCAGAACCTGCCACTAACTTATCGGCTGTTGCTGATCCACTTGGCGCAGTCGTTGCGTTGGTGCTAACCGTTGCGCCGGTTGCTGCCCAAGTTGTACTGAAATCTTCCGACTGCAAAAGACTATTCGTCCTCGCCTCCTCAATCAGTAATCCTCTTGCCGCCAGCGTAGAGGGGTTGTAGGTAAAACGAGCAGCGCCAGAAGCAGCCGTTGTCAACACACCGGACGAATTGAAATACGTCGCGGTAGAGGCGCGAGTGAAGGTAATGCGCGAATCAAGCGAGGTGGAGTATTGGAAGTCCAGCCACAAGGTCGGCATCAAGCCTTCAAGCAAGATAAGTCCGCCGTCCTCGAGCAAAACGTTAAACCCATTTTCTAATTCAACGTTTTCGGCACGACTATCCGGTGTGCCGCCTTGTAATCTTAGTCGTAGAAATACAACAATGTTACGCATTTAACTATCCACGAAGACTCATGGTGACATCTACTGCATCGCCCGTACCGCCGCTAATAGCCGGACGGATGTAAACACCAGCAGTGGTGAATTCAAAGTACGCCGCTGACGTTGTACTAATCGTATTACCAAGCAAGTCTTTCATATCGAAGTACGTAGAGTTGTCATTCGATACCTGCAACTTTACAGTAGCCCCGCCAAACGTACCAGTAAATTGAACTGATCCAGCGACAGCAGCCTGTCCGGGAATACCTAACTGAACCACCGTATCACCGGTAGCTAGATCGGCCCAGATACTACGCATGATGGTCTGCCCTTGGGCAAAGACCGGTGAAAAATCAGGAGAGACAGTAGCCATTTTTAAATTCCTCTAATTAAGCGCCGTTGTTAGACCGGGCAATCTCAAGCCATAAACTCAAAGCACTATCGTAAATCAGCGTGATTGTGTCGTACTGATTATCAAGCACCATATCCGCGCCGGAAGTTTTGATATTACCGGTGGATTTGACAGTGATCGTCACTGAGTCACTGGCCGCTCGAAGCACCAGCATCTGTCCATCAACAGCCGCTGTAATGTCAGTCAGGTCATCAGCCAATCCGCCTTCGCCAGCAACCAAGTGGTAGTTGCGCTGCGCCGTGATAGCACCAGAAGCAATTGTCAAAGTTGAACTGATCCAACCAATCGCGCCAACAAAGAACGAGGGAGCCGTACCAGCAGCGACAAAATTGTAGCGATTGGCTGCAGTTGGAATATTCGACCAGAAACCGTAGTTGCTAGTTGCTCCGACTAAACTTGAATCAACAGCAAAACCGTATTGCGAAGTTGGAGCCGTGCGGCTTCCACCTGTGACAGTGCCTTGAACAGCGTAATAGTGAATGTATGAACCGAGCGTAAACGCCGCGTTTTCTGTTCCCGCACCAGAACGGTAAGCCATGTAGTCGGTCGTTGTGCTAGGAATCGTTCCAGAGTTAATAAACGAATACGACGCGCCCGTACTGGATGGCAACGTACCGTTAATAATTAACTTGGTATACGCAGGTATGCTAGTTCCTAACTGTGTTTGTCCATCAACAACTAACTTACCTGTGACTGTCTTGGTAGTACCAGACGTAGTACCGAACAGCGTCTCACTCCAAGTCGTACCACCATTCACTGAGTAGAAAACATTCTCTACTAAGTTTGTAGACGCATCGGTTACCGTAACGCGAACATTACGGTTGGTTGCCGTAATAGGCGCATCGCCGGGTCCGCCTAAAACTTCGATAAAAGCATAGCGACCCACTCCCCAAGACGGCGCATTAGTCGCCGTAACAGAGTCGGTGAGGACGGTGAACTTGCATCCGGGGACGAGGTTGTTGAAGTTAAAGACGGCGTTGAGGAAGAGGTCACGAAAGTTGGCATTGTCTCGTACAAGAAATGCCTTCACCTCCCCAACCTGATTGCCGCTTAGGTTGTGGAACAGGCGGCTGTCGGTTGGCGTTAAAGTGCTTTTAAGATCGGTAACCTCGTATTCAAGTTTTGCGGCAAGCGACCCAGTGGTATACGCGGTATAACCAATACCAGTGCAGTTCATCGGGCCAGACACGTTGCTGACGACCATCTTAGTGCCAGCGGTCTTACCGTTAATTACCTCCATGTCGGTTTCGAGGATTGCGCGGGTAAACGCCGTAGTTGTCAACGTGCCAAACGGCTCAACAACTAACCCGTCAATAACGGTTTCTGAGAAAGCCGAAGTAGATTCTTGAACCAGAATTGCAAAGCCCGGCATATCCACTTCGGTCTTGAGCGAGCCGCCCATGCACTTGCCCAACTGCGGCAAGTTAGATACCCGCTGCTGGAACGCAACAGGACGGTGGCTGGTGCCCAGCGGGCTGACCGTGCTGTTCTTTTTGTACTCAAACGTCGGCTCGATGATCAGACCATTGCCAGACTGAAAGTCCACATCATGGCTATTGATGATCGAAACGTGAAGCTGACGCTTGAACGTCGGTCCAATAAGAGTTGTGTCAGAGCATTGCGATTTGACGCTGCGGCCTTGGCAGTCCACAAACGTGCCGCCCTGAATCGTGGCTTTACCCAGCGTTTGCACGGCAGGCGAGGCAGCGTTGTTTACGCCGAAAATCTTGATACCGTCAGCGTCAACGCCGTTGGTGCCGTTCGGGCAGAGGATGTTAATGATGACTGGATCGCAGATATAGCACTCGCCAGCCAGCGAGGTAACAGTAATACCAGAACACGCACCGCCAGAGGTATTAGTGCGAGCCACGTTTTCGACACGCGGCGAGTTCATAAAGATTTGCTCAAACCGACCATTGACAATAATGCCGCCATTTTCGTAAGTAGCAGCAGCGTCATTGGCAGTACAGTCATTCACCGTCACAGCAGCAGAGAAAGTCACTGCGCCATAAAGCGTGGACGATGCGCTGTAGATTTCGATACCGGTTGCAGCTTTATTATTACAGTTGATTGCCAGCGGGCCACCTGTAATTGAGGCGCTCGTGATATCAGTTGAACCAAAGAACAAAACCTGTCGGAATGCAGTTGCCGATCCAGACACTTGAATTGTCACTGGACCATCGCAGTAGATGTGCAGTGACCCGGATGCTACGGTCGAGTTAAGACCGATATACCCAGAAATAAGGTACGTGCCTTCCAACACAACCGTTTTGCCAAGAGGCGTTGCGTAGGCAAACGTATTTCGAAGTGCCGTAGTATCGTCAGTGACTCCGTTACCAACAGCACCGAAGGCTCGCGGAGTTACCCATTCAGCATTTAGGTTAATTCTGTCGTCAATTGCGTCGATAACGGACTGAGCAGTAACTCGCGCTTCTACCAAGCTACCGGCAGGAAAACTAGCAGGGTTAGTTCCTTCTTGCCCACGGGTAATTGTAAGAGCATCCCCGCTCCTAGCAGTACACTTAACAACTTCATACGCTCCACCGGTGGTGGATATGGTCGCGTAGAAATACTCACCAGACCCAACGTTTGGAAAGTTAGCACCAGTACCGGTGGTTAAAATGATAGAGGTAGCTGTGTCCGTAACTGCCGAACTCAGATACCCATAAGCATTATTTTTAAGAAGTACAGTCATGTTTAAGTACCTTTACGGACCGGCATTACGCCAAGAGCCGCCGCTATAAAAATACAATCTGTTATTAGTCGTATCGACCACCATTGCTGCTTTACTACCATAAGAAGCCGGAGTACCCGTTGGTACACCAGCGCAAGTGGGAACGTATAAGAACCCTTCTGTTGCATTGGTAGCTAACGCTGTAGATAACCCAACATTGGCAGTAATAGAATCAATAACTGACTGCGCAGTTACACGAAGTTCAACGCGTGAATTAGCGGCTGCTTCCTGAGCAACCGTGCTTTCTTGCGCACGGACAACAGTCAAAGTGTCACCATTTCTACCTGTGCATTTGACGATCTCAGGTGCTGAACTTCCACTAACAATCGTTAGATAGTAGTAATCACCGGATGCCAAAGCCGGAAAGTTAGCTCCCGTTCCAGACTTCAACAGAAGCGAAACGGTGGTCGTGTCTATCGCAGCAGCTAACGTAGCAACTACGTTGTTCTTAAGGACTACGCCCATGTTTAGACTCCAAACCGCTGCATATGCGCTGTCATAACACCACGGACATTTCCGAGGTTGGCTCGCGCGCGGCGTTCAGAAAGTTGAAAGATAAACTGCTTGGCGTGATACGCGGCAAGCTCACGGTCAGACCAGTTAGTGTTCGGCAACACAAGCAAATGCTGCAATGCGTTGTGTGTAATCACATCTTCGAGTTCGTCGAAGATAACCTCATCCATACCAGTCGAACTGCGCTTAGGCTTCAACGCGTAGAACATACGCATCGTGTACGCCTTAGTCTGATCCGGCAACGGCAGGATGATGTACTTGTCCGGTGTCAGTTGGCATATCGCACGCGGGTCAGTGGCACGCTCGACGGCTGAATCAGGAAGCGGGCCGGTTCCATTCCCGTTGTACTGAGAGTTGTTGTACTGGTTGGAGTTGAACGAATTCGACTGCGAATTCAACCAGACGACGTTGGGATCAACACCACTATAAAGATCAGCCCAGTACGGAAACTGGTATAACGCCTGTTCTAACGTCAGTTTCTGCAACGGTGAGTCGTTGACGATGGCATCGAATACAACATGCACATCAGTATTAGTAGGCTTATTGTACAAGTATTCGTACACGCCGGGCAGCAAGTCATACTTAGGCTGAACCCAACGCCACGCGAGACTGCGCTCGCACGCGCGAATAGCCGCATCTCGAATGTACTGAATCATGGTCGGCTGCGGGCAGCCGGGTACACTCGGGCTGATTTTAGACACTAGCGATGCAAACGTACGGTCAGCCATTAGACCACCTGCCTCGGATCAAGTCCGCCTTCTTCAGTGTCAGTGATCTGCCGTGACTGCAGTCCTACGCCAAGCGTCTGAGTGAACGAGTCGTAGAACAACTTCGCCCGCCCAGAGTTGACATGCTCGTTATCGACCGACTCAGCCAAGTACACCGTGCCGTCCACGACTGTAGACAAGTACGCATCTGGAAGAAGCGCAATCGTCTGGTTGATCGTGTATGTCGGCGGAGACTGAATGTACTCTGCAACCAGTTGCGTGCCGCTAGTCGGGCGAGGGTACAAGAAGAACCTGTTAGGATTTCTGACATGCCTGACGTAGTTGACCGGAGTTCCAGCCGTTTCGCTTACCCATCCGGGGGTGGATTGATCCAAGGTATCCCTAGACACCTCAGTGATGGCATTACCATTCACTACTTGGAAAATCTCCACCAGTCGGACGGAATCTGACGGGCAACTCTGAACAACTACGTTAGGCGTAGTCGAAATATTCGTAATAAGTGAGAAAAGGTCAGGACGTAATACAGCCATGCGCTTAAGGGTTTCATTAACAAACCCAAGCAACACGGTGTCGCTATAGCGCAACGGGGCCGACTCGTCTTGAATCAGCCTTCTAACTTCCGTGATTACGTCCTGCGGAGTCATTACGGTAAGCGCCTCGACGCGTCAGCCGCCAACTCAGGCGGAGTATATGTCGGAGGCTCAGGAATGTCATCAGTTGAAAAGTCAAGCCCACCTTTCTTCTTACGACCACGCTTAGCCTTCTCAACCACCTCGGGTTTGGCAAAACGCTCTGGGAACGCTTCTTCCTCCGTCACTTCCTCACAAAGCGAGTTAGCGGCAAGGATTGGGTCCCAGTGATAGATAAACCCATCGTTCCTATTTCGAAGATACCGATTGGCCATTTACTTACCCTTATTCATCTTCTTGAGCGTCATAGCAAGCCGCGCACGCTGTCCCATCTTACCGGGAGCTTTGGCAGCCTTAGCCAACTTACCAGCGGGAATGTTCTCGCCTTTCTTAACGCCCATCGCCTGACGCAGAGCGCCCGGCTTCTTGATCGCTTTTTGAATCCACTTCTCAGCCATGATTACTTCCTCTTTCCTGAAGGTGACACCGGCCAAGACTGTCTTGCCGGACTGGTCTTCCTACTTGCCATCGACCGCTTCTCAGCGGATGTCATCCGACCAGCGGCTTTCGCTGGACGACAAGCGGGATAACTACGCTTGGACTTTTCAGAACCAGATCGACCGCACGGTTTACCCGTTTTGATATCGACCCATTTCTCTCCAAACCATTTACCTAGACCCCCCTTACTTGCCACGACGCACCCTGTTATCTGCGCCAGACCAAGTGCCCCCTCGCTTCTTGTACTCTTTCGCTGCCCACGCATTTGCATATGCACTGGGATAAACATCAAACTTACTCTTGGCCGTGGACTTCACTCGTGACCAAAGAGCTTTATTGTTCGGCGTAGACTTAGCCATATCAGCAGTTCCACGCACGAAGCGATTTATTGATACGACTGTTCGGATCGTTAGCAGTCTTAGCACTCGTCAGTTTTTTCTTCATTCCTTTCATGCGCGCACAGAAGGAATCACGACGAGGACCGCCTTGAGGCTGCGGTGGTTTAAGTCCCGGCTTGCCGGGATTAGCCCGGTTGTATGAGGCACGCCCCTTGGCGTTAAGTCCGCCCTTTGGGTCTTTGCCTTCCTTACGTTGCCACGCTGGTGACTTAGCCATTAGCCGATCCTATCAGTTATAAGAATTACAGACGGAACTGCAGGATATGCAGGAGGTCCAACTGCTGCTGCAACATGCTCAATATCAACGTTTGCGCTTACAACCATCGTAACTACTTCAACGTATTGAGTAGCAGTAAATGATTCTATAATTGAAACTTGCAAGAGTGCATTACCACCGTCAGCAGATTTAGGTACGCTAGTAATAGAATTACTATCTGCAATATCGGTTCCATTTTTACGAAACCAGATATATGCATCGTGATTGGTACTATCTTTATTATCAAACTGCACGCTTACAGTAATTACGTATGTACCTGCAGTGTCGTATGTAATTTGAGAACTAGATGCTACAGTGACACCGGTATTAAATGCCGACGAATTGTTAAACGTCAGAGCAGTTGGTGTATTGGCAGCAGGAGTTTGATCCTGTGTTGAGTAAAACTGTCCGTATTTACGTCCAGTAATATCCGCAAATGGAACCGAAACACCAGAAAGCGAACCACCAGTCAGAGCAACCGCATTAGCATTCTGAGTAGCAATTGTGCCAAGGCCAAGATTTGTGCGGGCTGCCGCAGCAGTTGACGCGCCAGTACCACCATCGGCAATAGGAAGGTCGGCACTCAGACCCGACAAGCCAACACCAGTGATAACACCACCAGTAATGTTGGCCTTAGAAAAATTGACCGTACCAGTTCCATCCGGCGAAAGAACAATGTTCCCGTTGGTGTCGGTCGATGATATGGTATTACCATCGAGTTTGAGATTATCGACCGAAGCAGAACCAGTACTGATCTTCAGCGCAGTTGCAACGCCAGTGCCACTGTATACCGTTTTCTCGGAAGCGGTCGGACCATCGTCAACGTGCAGCAGTTGATCGTAAGTGCTCGATACTGAACTGCCGGTAAGATTAGTAGGCATTCACGATCTCCAAAGAAGGCAAGGGGGCTTGCGCCCCCCGCCAATTAGACAGTCGCGCTGAACGGAGTAACTTCAACACCCGTACCAATAATGTTCCCATGAACTGCATACAGGTTAGTAGCCACATCAATCAGCGTGAGCACGCCGCCAGCAAGACCACCAGATGTGCTGCCGTTCATCGTAATCGTATCACTCGTGGTAGTAGTACTAAATTCAGTACCCGTACCAGCGGCCTGATCCGTTACGTAAATTGAACCGGACATCACATCAGTGTTATCCGCCACTTTAATAATGTTGTTGTTGCTGGTCACAGCAGTGCCCGTCGTGAAACGGAACACAGCGCCAGAACCAGTCGCAGCCGGAAGCGTAGCAGTAACGCCAGCAGCACGGTTGAGCACAACAACTTTACTATCGTGATCGGCAACAGTTACCGCCAGCGTTGCAGCAGCAGCCGACACAAGACGAGTAGACGTATCCGCCGCAGCATTGATCTCTGCCGCCGTAGCAGTTAGCGCAACTCCACCCAAAGACACAGTGCCAGTAAGGTTGAGGTTATAAGCAGTACCTCCCTCAATGGTTACATTGTCTTGGGCAATACCAGTATAAACACCCATATTTCTCTCCTTAAGAGAAGGGGGCCGAAGCCCCCCACCCTAGTTAGGCAGCGACGTTGGCCACGATGGCGAAAGCATTCACCACGCAGTCAGTCGGAACAGCCGTGTTGAGGAGCAAGTCAATCGTATCCGCCGAAGTAACGGCAGTCGGATTGGCAAGGTTAGCAATGCCGTAGCCAAGAGCGTTCGAAGCCAGATTGTTCGTATAGAGATCGGCAGTACCAGCGGTATAACCGAAATCAAACGTAGCAGTCGTGTTCGTGCTCTCAACCTTCGTCACCTGCAGACCGGCCGAAAGAACGACCGAACCAGCGGGAAGAGCGATAACTTGCAGCGTATCGCCAGCGACCAGAGCCGTAGCACCAGCGGCAGAACGAGCAGCCACAATCGCGGCAAAATCCAATTCAACAGAGAATTTCGAAACTTCCGTCACATTTGCCGGAAACGCCGCACTTCCCTTATTGAAACCAAGCGAGTCAGTATAATCAGCCATTTTATTTTACCCCTTCAATTAAGCGAGAGTGACGACGGACTGAGCCAGCGCCTCGCCCTTGACGACCTTGTAACCATACACCTGAAGACCACGGACAATGTTACCAAAGGTGGACTCAGAGCGAATGGTTTCCATGTTCGTCATCTGCGAAGCAAACGTGAAGCCCATCTTGTTACCAGCAATAAGATTGAACTTACCGCCCGTATCGACCTTGAGGTTGTGGCTCACATAGAGAGTGAAGCGATCAACCATGCCGAGACGGCCGTTACGCACAACCGAAACGCTGTCACCCGTGAGCGAAGCGTCCTTCAGTTCCGACTTCTTGATGAGACCAGCCATCTTGGCCGGGATCACAACAAAGCGGTTCTGCTCAGGGCAGTTGGCTTCGTCAAGAACCGTACCGAGATCGACAAGCAAATCAATAACCGACTTCGTGCCGCCAGCGCCGTCCTTCGTAACGGCCAACGGGGAAGCAGTCGTGCCGAGGTTGAACGAAGCAGTTTGCTCACCAGCGGTCGCGCCCTTGTTAGTAGCAGCAATGCCGGGGAGGATATCGGTGAGCACGCGCTGATCAATCTTGATCTTCATGCGCTCAGAGGCGTCCTTCGTCCAAGTGTCCATCAGGTTGATATCAGACTGAACCTTGTCAACATCGTCTTCGACGCAAGCAAAGTACTCGCCCTTGTCGATGACAAGCTGAATCTTCGGCTTGTCCGGGTTCTCAACCGTCAGGGTCTGGCCCTTCACGTAGTCGCGGATCGTGATTTCCGGCGTGGTGCGGATGTTAACCGTGTCACCATACTGGCGAATCTCGCCCTCGTAGTCCGTGTTGGAGATAGCCGCGAGAACCGTAGCATCGTAGAAGTTCTCGATCAGCTTGCCTGACCAAAGCTCAGGAATAAAGTTGCCGCTGTAATTCGGGCGGCCCGGTGCAACAGGATAAGACATTTGAAACTCCTTCTAATTACGCATTAAGTTGGATGCGATTCTCCCGCTGTGCGGCAAAGATATCGCGTTCTAACCGGTCGCGTTCCTGCTCTCGTCCTTTGTACTTACCAGACCGAACATCGTTAAAGAATTTGGTGATGTCAGCCGGGGTATAGGTGCGAGCCTTACTAGTAGAAGTAGTTCCGGAGTTCTTAGAACGTCCGGGGGCAACCTGCTTCTCCAGTTCCGGTGCAGTAGTGCGAGCCGGGGTTTGAGCAACATTGGCTTGTCCATTACTCTCAAGCCAAGTGCGGAAGAAGTTTGCAACTCGACGCGAATCAAGCGACCGTTGCGCATCCTCAAGGTAAGTTTGGCGGCTAATGCCAGTCAGCGGGTCAACGTCTAACAACCAAGACTGGAAGTCCGCGTTGTCGTTAACGTCTCTCCAATTGGGTACAGTCGTAGACAAATCAGCCCAGAACTGCTGTTCTGCCGATACAGCCTGCCGCTGAGCGACAGCTTGAACCTGCGGAACCACACTGGACTGAAGTTGGCTAAGCATCTTTTCAATCTGTGCAATGCGACCCGCAACGGAGCCAAGCTCCTCACGAGTAACTTTGCGCATCACATCAAGCGACTCGCCGTATTCCTCAACATCCTTATCCGTTACAAGTTTCTCAACCTGCATGGGGGCTTGAGCGACTGCCGCTTGCTGCGCTGAAAGAGACGCCAGCAACTGTTCCATCTGCTGAACACGCTGCTGCATTTCCTTGTTCTGCGCGTGCAGACGAGGAACCTCAGCGTTGTACATTCCTTGAAGTGTCTTGTATTTCTGCAAGACAGTTTCTTCCGGCACTTTATCGTCACTAGCTTTCTGCTCAACCGCTGGTGACGGAGCAGCATTATTCGCTTCCACGTTCTCGTCGGCTGCGTTGGCTTCGACATTCTCAACGGGCGCTTGAGGGTCATCGGCTTGCTTGCCTGACTCATCGGGCGCGGCGTTAAGTTGCTTGTAAAGCTCTTGGACAGCCTCGGACTGTTTACGAATTTGCTCTGGAAGGGCCATGTGTACGCTCCTATCGGTATGCGTTAATTAGACGGCGAGACTAAATCTTTGCCGCCAAAGAAGGGGCATCTTTGGCAAACTTATAAAGTTCACCCAAAACCTGACAGCGCCCCTGTGAGACTGCCGGGTTGTTAACTGTGACGGGTAAGTTCTCAAGTTCGTGCATACGCCACTGTTCGAGAAACTCCAGAATCTCTGGAAACTGACGAACGGCAGTGGCAACTGCCTTGATCACCTTCGGCTCAGGGCGAATCATGCCGCCCTCCCGCTAGGGCCACGGACTGTGGTCGCTTCAACTCCACCTTTGGGAGAGCCGTCCGGAAGCGTAGGAGTTCCGCCTTCAGGCTGCGCGGGCTGCTGTTCTGCAGCGAGAGCCATCGCCTGCGACTCCATCCTAGCTTGGTACTGAGCCTTCTCCCGAGATGGGACAACTGTTTCCACATCCATCTGCAACCCTTTAGCCACTTCGCGCAAGATCGCGGCGCGGCCATCTCTACCAATAATCTCGATATCAATCGGATTGGCGGTTGCGTTGAGAAATTCGATTCTGCGGAGATTGACCGTCTCTTTCACCGCAAGGTTGATAGCACCCTTGGCGATTACTTCAACGTCGCCCTTGATGCTGTTGTCCTCGTCATAGCGCATGTTGTAGATGAACTGGCGCGTGACAATAGGTTTAACAACGTCAGTGTCGATGTGCATCACAACTTGGCGGATACCTTTACCCGCAGCGCCCATCAACATGGACAGACCAGACGAAGTTCGTCCAGCGCCTTGAACGTTCAGATCACCATAAACATAAGCAGGAATGCCAGACTGATCATCAGCAAGACGACTAAACTTCTCATAGACGGCCATGAGAGTTTGAGCATTATCTTCTGGCTGAGTGAATCGTACTGCTGGCGCACTTGATCCCAGAGGGTCATTAGTGACCTGCCATATCTTCCAAGGACTGAGTTGAGTGATGTCCTCGTTGGGTGGGATTCGCTCAAGGTTGACTTCGACCTGCGGGCCGGAGGCGATTCCCATGTTGTTGACGAGTGCTCGGGCAGCGGCGTTGCAGACGCTTTGGAGGTCTTCGATGATTTTCGGGATACCTTTACCCCAGAACGCCCCCGGACATTTGATGAACGAGGTTTTCGCGTACGGTTTTTCTCCGAGGGGGTCATAGTTCAGTACCGCCTTAATTACGTAGTTACCCACTACCCAAACGTTTGCGTCGTATTCACGGGCCTGATCGGGGATTTCGTCCTCAGACATTCCCCACTCGACAAGCATCTTGCCGCTGACCTTGCCCCAGAATTCCAAAGCGTCAAATATCTCGGTCGGGCGCATGTACGAGTAGTACTTGCGTTCCTCCTCATCCTTAATCAGTTCAACATCTTCGTTAATCCAAGACTGGCCATTGCCAATCTCAAGGACTTTACGAATGGCATCTTCATCGTAGCCCGGAACACCGATCAAGTCGGACAAATCCATTCGCGTCATCGGGTGATGCTGGAACAGATATCCTTCGTTGAAGTCGGAAATACCCGGCTCTGGATATATGCGGAATGGGTCTACGCGCTCGTACTCAGGGCCAAGTTTATCTACGGCTTCGACCACAGTCTGCCCATTGGGCAGCATTTTCCAGCCAAGCGTACGCTGACGGCGCACAACTGGTCCCTTGATGAATGCACAAGGGAAGGTAACAAGATCAGTGATGAAATCGTTGAACGCCTTCTCCCAGCCACCGTGGGCAAACTGGTCTTGAATCTTAAGTTTCATCCGATCCGCACGAGTTTGAGACTCACGCAAAATACGGAAGCGATACTCTTGCGCGACCATCTCGCGCATCTCAGCCATCTGCTCTTTGTCAGGGGCTTGCCCCGTGTTCTGAACCATCTTCAGAACTTTCTCAGCAAACTCAGCCTGAATCTCTCGAGTCTGCTGCGGCGACAAGTCCGGAATCGGAGTAGCATGTAAATCCCACGGGGGAGTACCGTTATCTAGCAGGATGTCTCGAAGCCAGCTTTCCGCAGCGCGGCACTTGACCTCGGTGATCATCATGTAGATTTCCGAGCCGCCTTGCGAGCGAATGGCCGCAAGTTTCTCGTTCTCGTACTCACCATTACGCTGCTTGAGTGCACGGAGCATCTCGTTCTCCAGAGGCTTCTTTGCCATCTGGGCAGCGTCCCAACATTCGCGTAGATAACCGACCAGCCCTAAGATTACCGGCTGATTCTGACGAGCATCCAAGGCCGCATTGGCAGCGGCCTGCTCTTGTCTGGAAATCTCGTCGTTGTTAACGACGCGAAGGAAGGTTAGTCCAGCCATTTAGTTTACTTGCCGTAGAACCGCTTATATGCGTCCTGCGTCTTCTTGGTCATCTCTTCGCCCTTGACCTTTCCCATCATCATTTCCTGTTTGGCGCGAGTTTTCGCAGGTCCAAGACGCTGAGACGGCCCTTTCGACATTGACTTAGCAGGCATTGGCTTTTCGATCATGCCGCCCTTCTGATAGGACTTAATCATGCCGCCACCCATGTAGCTTCGCATGGGTTTCTCCGAACCCGACATCTTCGGGTTGTCGGACTTAACTGAATAAGGCTTGTTGCATTTCATGCACGTACTCCTCCGCACTACGCGGGTTGTAGCACAAATGTACCACATGTCAATAGGAAAAGAAAAAGACCCCCGAGGGAGCCTCGGGGGTAAACCGTTACAGGAGATAAAGTAACGACAGAGGTAACAACAATGCAGAGGGACTGTATCAAGTCCACCCCGATGCTGCAATCCTTTTTACGTCTCTCCGATACGGTATGTTGCTCGAGTCGCTCGCGTTCGCAATATGAAGCATCAGGTACTGCAAGGCTTCGGCTATGTGCGAGTGCTTGTTCTTGTCGATCTCTCCGTTGCCCTTGGGCTTGTACCGATAGCCGCCCATCATGGCCGCCTTCAACTGGGTACACCGGGGGTCCAGAACAAACGCCGGATCACCATCCACCTGACGCATTAAGTACTCATCGACCGCGTTGATGCGTGCCGACACGTTGTTAGTCTTGGCCGGAATGACCTTCATCCCCTCATTGCGGATGATATCCACGGCGCTGCGCTCGTCGGTCTGTGCCCTCTGGATACCTGCCGGGTCGGTCACGATTAGCACTGGCGCACCCGGAAACCGCTCATAGAGCAGGGGCTTGAGCAT